TGCAAGAGCAAAGAAAGAAAATGCATCTTGCAGAAATATACCCCCATTTAAAAATAGCAGACATAGAAGTATTAAGCCAAACGGTTACAGATGAAGATATCACTCAATACGAAAAAGACAGAGGCAACTGATAAGACAATCAAGTATGGTTGTGATTTTTGCAATAGAGAATTCCTACGTGAATCTACTATGTCTAAGCACCTATGCGAAAACAAACAACGTTGGATGAACAAAGATATGCAAGGCAATCGTATTGGCTTTCAAGCCTGGCTACAATTTTATAAAAAGAATACGTCAACTAAAAAGAATAAAACATACGAGGAATTCATTCGTAGTGCTTACTATACTGCATTTGTAAAGTTTGGAACACATTGCGCTAATATCAATGCAATCAACATTAGTAGATACGTAGATTGGCTATTGAAGAATAATATCAAAATTGATACTTGGGCCAGTGATAGTGTCTATACGAAATATTTGATTGAGTATTTGCGTATTGAAGATCCGTTAGATGCTATTGCACGTAGTGTCCAAACTACTATGGATTTAGCAGAGAAAGAGGGCATTGTACCTAAAGACTATTTGTGTTATGGTAATACTAACAAGGTATGTCATAGTATTACCAATGGTAAGATTAGTCCTTGGATGTTATATCAGAGTAGTAGTGGCGTAAAGTTCTTAGATAGTTTAAATGAATCACAGGTAAAGATGGTTATTGACTATATCAATCCAGAGTTATGGAAGATTAAGTTTAATCGTGAACCAGAGAATGTGAAACAAGTTAAGGAGTTATTGAATGCTGGCGGGTACTAGAGTTCGTATACCTTGGAAAAAGGGAGATACTATAGATTGGGATGAAACCTGTGCTTGGGCGATAGAACAGTTTGGTTTGCCAGGAGATAAGTTTGAGACACACTCAACAGAAGATTATATGGATTTTTATTTCACCGATGAGCGTGATGCTATCTTATTTGAGTTGAGATGTGGTTAACGTGCGACAAGTAACATTGTACATTGATATTGATAGAACCTTGGAAATAGTACATGAGTTAAAACGTCACGGTTGGTTTATGGGTAAAGATTTTGATTTTGCGTGCCATAAACCAACCTATGATAACTTTAGTGGATCTAATTGGGAACCAGAACTAGAGAGGCATACTGTGTTTACTTTTTACAACGATATTAATGCAAGTTATTTTATGTTGAGGTGGGGATGAATATATCAGAAGAAATTGTCAATCAAGTGGCTGACCAAATGTCTAAAGATATTGACACACTAGTGTTAATGTCTGCATTGGGTTGGACTAGTGTAAAATTAGACAGATTTCGTAATGGTACAGAAGCAGTTGATATCATTGATTGGTTAGATGCTAATTGTACCGGTGAGTGGAAAAACTTAAGCACAAGATATATTTTTGAAAAGAAACAAGATGCTGAGTGGTTCATCTTACGATGGCAATGATATATGAACATTATGATTATGATGCAGGATGGGAAAATACTAAACCCGGTTGGTATGAATGTTCAATACGTGCTAAACATCTTGACAAATATAATGAAATAATTAAATGGTTAGAAAGTAATATTGGCAAACACGAACGACATTGTAGGTGGTGTGTAACTGATGATGACATAGTTAGCTTTAAGTTTAGATATGAAAAAGATTACATTCTATTTACATTGAGGTGGAGTTGATGGCTACAATTCCGCAAATACAAGACTACGATGACGATGATCCACAATTGCATTTTCGTAAAAAACGATGGGACTACTGGGCGGCATTAAAACTTGTGCGTAAAGAATATATGGCACAGAATAAAGAGTTTGATGCATATGACTTTGAAGATTACCTTACTGGACAATATGGCTTAAAGATGAACATAGTTAATGGTAACATAACAGATGGTTATGAGATTGTTGACGAAAAGAAATACCTAATATTTTTATTAAAATTCCAATGAACAACACACCCTTTCCCATAACCCCTTTACAAAATAACAAATTTATGTTATCATGGCCTAAATGGAAGAACATTAAAGAGTTCAGCACCAAGAAAAAACTATTGGACGTATTATTTGAAGATGTTGGTAGTGATGAAGTTGGCATTAGCATATCAATAGTGAAAGATGAACTTGATATTATGTGGATTACATTAAACACTTGGGCGCAAGATGTTAATGGAGAATATGCTAGATACCTAGAAGATATGTATGAGATTAAAGGTGTAGCATTTAATAACGAAGATGAAGCAATAAAGTTTCAGGATTACTTAGAGAAGAAATATATTTGGAAAACTTTACAGGCATAATATGGCACAAGATATAATGATTGATATGGAAACGCTTGACACAAGTCCTGATTGTGTCATACTAACCATTGGTGCAGTAAGATTCGATCCTAAAGGTCACGGAGTAGTTGAACGATTAGAACTACGACCTACAGTGGAAGATCAAACAGAAATTTACGGGAGAAGTATAAATGAGGATACATTACGATGGTGGAGTGAGCAGAGCCCTGAAGCACTTGAAGAAGCTATGGGAGACGGGGGACGTGTGCCATTTAAAGAGTGCATGGAGACCCTTTATAAGTTCTGTTGGAATCGCCGTGCTGTTTGGTCTAATGGTGCATCATTCGATGTGGTTGTGGCAGAGTCGGCCTGGAGAAACCTTGAAATGCGAATCCCCTGGCCTTTCTACACAGTCAGAGATACACGTACCTTGTACGAGATCACCGGAGTAAGTCTTAAAGATGGCGGTCACGTAACCAGTCACAAAGCAGTAGAAGATGCCGAAAGACAAGCTATTGTCGTGCAAAAAGCGTATACTAAATTAATTAAAGCAGAATTGGTAGCACCAGCAAAATGAAAAAAATTATCACAAACAAGTTTTATAATGTGGATGTTGATTTTAAGAAACCGACTACAACAGAGAAATTCAAACGTTCAGTTTTATATAAAAAGATAATTAAGTTCGTAAAAGACAATGGATTTATTTTGTACTATGAAACTCTTGCAAATGAATATCATCCAAGTTTTGGAGAGTATGATCCTATAGACGATCCTGAATTTTACACATTTTCATTCTTACGAAAAACACACGCAGTAGCAGTAGCCAAAGAGTTTGATTTAGAGATGACTAAACACGATGTTTCTGATGGAGAATATATTTGCTGGCCTAAAGTCGATACAATGAGGGTTGTAGATGAGAATTGATTCAGACATTGACATTGACTTTGGTGATAGAGATAAGTTATTAGAACTTATCAAACATACGCCTGCCGCAATGCGTAATGCTAACCCTATACGCAAACATAATACTGGTGTTTATGTTACTGAAATACCGTATGACCCAGTTAATGATATGGCTGCAATTGATTATGTTGAGGCAGACAAGCGCGGTTATTTTAAATTAGATTTGTTGAATGTTCACGTTTATTCACAAGTGAGTGATGAAATACACTTAATCAAATTGATGACTACTGAACCTGATTGGTCTATGTTAGCAGATTATGATAAGATGAAAAGTCTAATTCATTTACAGAATCATTATCAGAACATCAAAAAGATGCCAGAGGCCATTAACAGTATCCCAAGATTAGCAATGTTTTTAGCTGTAATTAGACCTGCCAAAAAACATTTAATAGGAAAGACTTGGAAAGAAGTAAGTGAGACTATATGGGATAAAGGTTCAGATGGTTATAGCTTTAAAAAGAGCCACGCTATTGCATATGCACAGCTAGTAGTTGTACATATGAATCTACTTACAACATCCGTTTTACTAAAGTAATACTGCGGCGTTTGGTTCTGCGCTTGTTTAATTCAGACATACTACACGTGGGACCGTGTATTACTGTTAAACTTTTATTATTGAAAGTTCTGAGATATGGTCTAAAGATAGACCATTCTTCTTTCAAAAATAGGTTAATTGGTATAAGTCTATTGCTTTCCCACCACCAAATATCACCTAATTCTAGGAATTTTTCTCTAATACTAGACTCCATTATAGACCCGTAATCGTATATAGTGGTGACAATATCATCCCTATTTTGAACTATTCCAACATAATCTTGGTTGGCGTATGAACATATAGTTATGAACGGATGATTTGAGGTTAGTTTATTGAAAAATTCGTTTGTTATCATTGTTGTTATATTGACCGAAATATTTATCATCGGACGATATGGCAATATATTTTGATAAATATCATTATGTACTCAACTCAAGTTTTCGTCTATACACAAAGACAAATCGTTATACTTTTATCAGGATTTTCCCCAAGGAGCTATATGCCTCAGTATGCCAAACCACTTACACTTAATAAGGGTGTAGATAATCAGATTCAGTTTCAGTTCTTGAACCAAGAACAAAAGCCCGTAGATATTACCGGTAAATCAATAGTCTGTAGGATTATTAGTTATGAAGGTACAGTGGTCCTACTACAAAAAGCACTTACACTGCAACTACCTGCAACTGGTATTGCCGCATTGTTTTTAAACTCAGCCGACTTAGCAAGTATAGATGCACAGAAGTGTTATTACTCATTAGAGATCCCGGTAGGTGAATTTGATTATCCGGTATTCGTTGATAGCAATGCCGGAGCACGTGGTGATATGAACATTGTTAATAGTATATTACCTAGCTTTGTTCCTTCAATGCCGGTAAGTATTCCTACTGGCCAAGACTTCCCTAATCTACACCCGGATGGTAACGGCGAAAGCAACATCACATACTACACCAGTGTAGTTGATACTAATGATAGCCCAATATTAACACTTCAAGCACAATACAGTGAATATTATGGTAACATTGTTATTGAAGGTTCTACCATTGTAGATGGTGATTGGTATCCTATATTAACCGACACATACAGTAATGTAAGTGATACAAAAGGTTATGTAGTTCAGGGTTACCATCCATATGTTCGAATGCAATTTGAAAGCAATAATGGTGCAGTCACCAACATTTTAACAAGATAATCAACCTAAACTATTGTTTATCTATGACAGTTGTGTTATACTACATAGATGTTTGATATCCTATCAGTAATTCCCGGAAAGAAAAAACTCACGCACGGCGGATGGCATAGCTTTAATGCTATCTGTTGTAGCCGTCGTGGGCATAAAACTGATACACGTGGGCGTGGTGGTATTAAATTTGATGGGCAATTTAATTGGTCATATCATTGTTTCAATTGTGGGTTCAAGTGTGGGTTTATGTTGGGTAAAAGTATTACTCAAAATACTAAAAATATATTATTATGGTCAGGTATTCAACCTGAACAAATTAGTAAATGGAGTTTAGAAAGTTTACAACATAAAGATTTACTAGACTTCACTAACTTAAAAAAACAAAAATCAAAAATAAAATTTAAAGAACATACATTGCCTGAGGGTGAGTTAATCGATATTAATAACACATTGCACAAAGTATACGTTGATTATCTGTCTGCGAGGTCGATAAATTATAATGACTACCCGTTCTTAGTTACACCTAATGACACTGGCAGACAGTCAAACAGAATCATTATACCCTATACTTATAACAATAAGATTGTAGGGCATACGAGCAGATTCTTAGATAACAAAATCCCTAA